CTGATTTTAAATAAATCAAGATCGGATATCCGAAGAAACCCAAGTGACATCTCTCCCTTAAGAGACCTGTATGGCCTGACCATACGGTTGAACACAACCGTATGGAAATCATACGGTTGCATCCCATTATTTAAAAGGGATTAAGGTGCTGATCCAGGAGTAATACTCGTGGCATCAGACACCAATATAGGTGGAGCACCTATAAAAATATAAAAAGATAGATCTTCTGCAGCAGCAACGTACATATCAAATTGTACATTCTGTTGCTGAGCTGGGGCATTCAAATCATCAGAATACCCAGGTTCATAAATTGGCGACCAAAAAGTAGCCACTGAATGACCATGCTGCATCAAAGTTCTGTAACGAAAAGGCAAAGTAATATTGCCAGGAACCGTTTGAGGTTCATGTAATTCACCATAACGATAATGGGAATAAAAAGGCGTTTCATACTCTAAAGTAGGATTAACACCAGTTACAGAAACATGTAAACCCGCAGTAGATCTAGTCGACGTGAGGGAGTTAGCAATCATGTTCTGAGCATAAGTAGGGAGCCGAATTGTATCGGTAACACTACCTAATGCTATACGAACAGTATCAGCCAACTCCGTTGAAAAACCAACTCTACGTCGCTGAACATGAACAGGCCAGTGTTGTAATCGTTCAGAACGATAACACACAGCCTTCCAACGTACTCCACCACGGTATCCTACGAAAGCCTGACTAAAATATCTAATATAAGTCATAACGCATATATTATAAGGCGTTGGGCTTGGGGTAGGAGTACCAATACTCGCAGTAGTAATAGCAGAGCCCTCATTACCAGCATATACACCAGGACCATTAGGAAAATCTCTTTGTTGAAAGTGAAATTCCCATATTCCTGTCTCATTCGAAGCCAATCCAGGTTCATTCCATGAAATTGACCGATGATAATTATACCTGCGTAAGAGGATACGGACCGACGCAACAACTTCTCCCATATAAATAGAATTAGCGTCTACATCTGCAATACGGTAATTACCGTTCATAACATAGTCCGTAGCCTGGCCAGGAGCATTTTCACCAGGTGTGGTGAAAGTGCCCCCTCCAGCATGTGCGTTCCCTATAGGCGCATTATCTTCTATCCAATCAGCGACAGAAGCATAATTAAAGCGCTCACGAAGATCAAAATGTAACAATGGAGAAACTTGGTTAACCACTATTTGCAATAGTAGTAAAAATAAACAAATCCAAGTATCATAAGTACCATTCTTTTTAATCTTCTGAATGAACCGGGAACCCTGTCCACTCTGTGCCGCTGGCAATGTTGGTGGCCCGGGGGTAACATCATTTCTTGCATAAGAAAGATTAACAATACCCTCACCAGGCGAAGCCAACTGAAAAGAATCTCCAGCAGACACAAAAACGTTTATTTGAATATTGGAGGTATCATCAGGAGCTGTTAAATCATTAATAACAAAAACCCTGAGTACACCATTATAAGTTTGTAAAATAGAAGGATCAATAAGACCAATTAAGGAAAAATTATAATCACCTTCTACTGACAAAACTTGTGTAGACCCTGTCCCATTGGACAAGACATACCTCCAAGCTTCATTCTGAGCCCAATTAACTTCAAAACAAATATCACGCTCCTCACTAAGATCTAAAACGTGGGAATAACGTGCATTAATACCGTCACCATCAGCAGCTATAGTAGCCGCCAAAGTAACAAAATCAGTATTAATGGTGGGCTCATATTGAAATAGTAATCTCCCTCTATGAAATTGGGAAGCTACTATTTGAAAACGATACCTTAAGGAACCAGTCCAATACGCCATAGGCCGTGACACAAAACTCAATGTAGTCTGTGCATACGCGGTCTGAGATTGCGTAGTAAAAATAGGCTGGTTCCAAGGATTAACAGGAATCATATAAATAGTACCAGAAGAACCTGTGCCACTAATGGCCCAGGTAAATTGGTCAATAAGTGTCTCTTGCTGAGCAATATGAAGAATAGATAACTCATCATCACTAGCAATACCAACTGTCGCTGGATCAACACATAATTCCTGTTTAGGGTCAACAGATAATTTAACAAGAGGATCTGTACCAATGCACACAGCCATTCTTCCGAGTGGCAAATTTCGTGTTTGGCAAAAATCCTCAATAGCTGCTGGCCTAGAAAACCCAAACAACTTTGCAATGCTACTAATAGCACCAGCACCAATTTCAGTAGCCCTAGCAAAAGGACCAATGATTGGTATACTAGTGAAATAAGAAGCAGCTTTAGCAACAGCTGTAGCGGGTTTAGAAACAATACCCTTCCCGTATTCATCAGGATAACCATCAGGGCCATCACTAAGTTCACCAAGAGCATCCATCTTACTAGGATCAGATGCTTCAGCTTCTGTGAGGCCAACAACAGGTTGTTTCCGTTTACTCACTTTCTTAACAGATTGAGCAACTGGACGGGGGGGTACTTTAGGAGGTTTCTTTTTAGCACCTGATTGAGCAGGAGGATTAATATCATTATAAGTTAATCCAGTCAACTGAACATCAGTAAAATGTGCAAAAACAGAAATCCTCACAGGATCAGTCTCTCCATTAGCATGTTGGAGAGTTGAAAGTTCCCACATTTCAATACGGCCCATACGATCAAACGTAGTAGGCTCCTGCAAATCTATATAATTATAGGCACAAATAAAGGGCCAATCAATAGATGCAGGTTGATTAGTGGAAGGATCTAGAAAAACATGTTTTCTTTGAGAATATAAAGATCTCAAAGGGAACCATGTCTTACCAGTGCCAGCAGAATTATACATGTTGACCATAGTAAAACTAGAAGCTGGAGTTAGATTCAGCGTGTTATTATCAAACGCTGTAGGCCTAACCCCAACAAAAAACCTTCCATAATGAAATGGGGCACCATTTAAAACAAATTTAAGATGTAACGTACCATGAAACAACTTAAATCGCGAAAGTTTCTGTTGAACGGAAGTCTGGTTAAAATACAATACCCAAGGATTAAATCCAAAGAAAGCGGGCGTAACATTACCAACATCCCATTGATACTGAAAAATTCGCACTGGACGACTCAAAAATGAGCCAAGATCACCATTAGATTGAAATGAATCACCAAAAGTATGATCTTGACGAGAATCGTCCAACATCAACAAATTAGCTTCAACCTCATCAGAAAAAGTAACATTCTGCGACGTCTCATCATTATGAGCAGGCGCCGTAGCTTGTTTAACAATTTCTCCTGACTGGGCTTCAGCAAGGCACTCATCCGCTTGTTGCGAATGAGTATCGGATCGTCTATTGTTCCTACAAGAGGAACACATACATTCACCATAAACTGGGAACACATCCCTACACGTAGTTTTGCACCGTAATTTATATCCCGATGCGGATAAATATTTAAAGAGTTTCAAATCCATAAATTTAAATTATAGTCAATAGACTAAATACTTGTAGTGGAATCTACCTTTTCCAAGGTTGTTTTTCCAGCCTCAGGTGAAGGAACCAAATTTAACCTTGCTGCGAAGCTGTAGTCTAACTGATTAGACAACTGGTCGCTTTTGAGCTCGTCATATGTGGCAAGCCCTGGGCGCGGTAACCAAGCCCATAAGTTATATTTAATGACCAAACTATTTAAAAATTCACGCTGTAAATTAAAATCATACTCTCCGTAATGATAAAATTCACGACACGCAGAATCAATAATTTGGCCACACTGTTCTTCAAAATTAACAGCATCAGACTTATTACATACAGTCAGTGATTTAACAATAGATTTAAGTGCCAAAGGGGCTGCAACAACACCCTTAAAATTAACATCAGGCACAAACCTACGTTTTAAAAAATCACAATGACTTATATGAATAAAAGGCTGAGACTCACTCTCCTTATCCGCCATAGTATACTCTAATCCAAACTTTTTCAAGGCTTGAGAAATAGAAGTATGATTAATATGCGGTAAATTAGATGACATGATATTATCATCGCCATAAGTAACAAGAGAAACATAATCGAAGAACTTAAAATAGTCAATCAAATCAAAGGACTTTCTTAAAGAAAGAAGTTCCTCTTCAATTGATTGACAAGCTACCATAATATACATGATATTAGCCATAGAATTAATAATAGTTGTGAGACAATTGCCAGAAGGATTTCCAGCAAGTCTCATTAAAGTACCATTAGCATTATACAAGCCACTAACTATTTCACTAGCTAAGCGACGAGCTACTATAATGTCCTCAGTACACCAACCATATATTGACATAATATCAAATAAAATTTGAAAGGCAGCTAACATAACTTCACGGGGCATGTTCTTATCAAAGGCTTTATAATCACCTGCTATCATATTGTTGACACCATGTTTGGTGACCCAATTATAAATAACAGTCCAATCCTCTGATAAAACATTAGCCCCTATCGCCATACCAAATCTATGTCGATGTTTACCACTAAAAAGTGGAACACACCATAGAAAATATTGGCGAACTAAGACATTAAAAACAAAAGGTCCTGCATTAAAAACTCTACACTTGTTGAGGCGTATCTTTTCAGCAGAAACCGGTTCATCTTTTAAATTAAAATCCCAAACAATAGAGTAAGAATCATCACTAACCTTATAATGGTTAAGCATGTTCTCATACTCAATTTGTAACTGTTCATCAAAACCATATCGAACGGCATGATGTTCAGTGGGTTCTAAAAGAACTAAATGTCTTAGTTTTGGGCCTTTATGTGCAAAACCTCCA